CGAGATGGTCCGGCAGCCAGCGCACTTGCCGTCCTTGAGTTCGTCGCGCGTGTAGGTTAGGCGGCAGCTCCGGCAGATGCGCTCTTTGCGGCCCTTCCAGCGAGCGGCGCTACAGGCCTTGCACTCGGACTGGCCCTTGTGGTAGCCCGTGTCGGTGCGCTTGAGGAGGCCGCACTCAGGGCACTCGCGCTTCGGACGGCGAGCATTCTGGCAGGGCTTGCAGTAGGTTTTGCGCCCGTCCTTGACGTTCCGATTGTCGCGCGGAAACTCGTCTAGGACCTTGGCAACGCCGCAGATGTTACAGGTCTTTAGGGCTTCCATCGGTCGGCGCGGGCCAGGGTCAGCGCGTTCTCGGCGTAGCCCTGGATGTCAACCCAGTTGTCCTCGTAGGTCGGGTCATGGATGGCCCGCGCAATCTTCTGGAGCATATTCAGGACGCAGACATCGACGGCTGTGGGCTGCCCTGGGAGCAGCGCAAGGTACGCGCACCAAAGGGCTTGCGTGCGGGGGTGGTTGACGGTGCAGGGGCCGTACTGGGACTCGCGCTCGGAGACGATGGAGGTCATACCTCCCAACTCTCCCGCAGCGCCTCACAGGCGGCGCTCGCATTGCAGTAGGTCTCGCCCTCGCCTCCCTTGACTTTGTTGCAGGGCACGAACAGCTTGCCACGCCCGGAAGCGTTGGGCTCGTTGCGCCGCAACCAAAGCTCTGGGACGAACTTCCCGGCAATCGCCCCCTCGACGCGGGCCTGGGCGCGGTCGCGGACTCGCTTGAGATCGTCGGGCCAGATGTAGCTGACCCCGAAGCGGCCATCCTCTAGAGCCGGAACCTCCTTGTTCACGCTCAGGATGATGGCGCCGTTGTCGAGCGTTCCCAGCATCTCCGAGTAGACGGCGACCTGCTCCGAGTTGCCGAAGACATCGTGGTCAACGCTGTGGACGGGCTTCGCGTAGGCCATCGAGCGGCCCGGCTTCGTCTTGATGTCGGCCACGATGTGCGTCGGTGCGCCCTCGGGCAGCCAGCCGTCTTCCAGGACGCGCAGCGAGATATCCACGAAGCTCCGATCACTGAACCCTGGTGTGCCTTTTTCGGGCCACCAGGGCAGCGAATCGGGGAGGGAAAACTCTTGTTCGAGGGTAAGCTCGATGGCATCCGGGGGGAGTGCGCTCTGGAGGGCGGCATAGCACAGGGCATGGTGGAAGTGCCCCGTCGCAAAGTTCGCGAGGTTAGGCCGCCCCCGCTCCTCGGTCTTGCCCTGGAGGGTAAGGGCGGCGAGCCCCTGGCAGTTCAGGCCGCTTGAGGGCTTGATGCGTGCCGGACGGGTGTCGGTCTCGGGCAAGAAGGTTCGCCGGACACTAGAGCCGAGGTCCTCGATCCAGTAGTCCAGGTGTTCGGGCTGCATATTCAGCATCCCGTGGTGCAGGGCCTCCTGTAGCAGGTGGGACCAGTCAGCGTATTCTTGTTTCGTAAGCATAGGCAGGGTTGCTTGGGCCAGCCCGTTGCCGGACCAGCCCTAGCGGTACGCGGTTAGTCGTTCGCCTCCAGGACGATCTTGACGGAGCCCGGCTTCTTCCCAGGCATGGTGCAGACAGTCACTTGCTGCCCAACCATGTCTGCGGGAGTCTTGCCTTCCCGGTCCTTCTCGTTCGGCCAAACAGCGCAGTTAACGCTGTGCCAGTTGGAAAGCTCGGACGGGTTCTGCCCTTCCCACCAGTTGAAGTACACGAATACGCAGCCGTCCTCTTCTTCCCACTGACCATGCGTGTCGATGGTGAGCTGGAGTCGGTAGTCGGGCGGGTTAACCGGCTCCTCGTCCCCGAAGGTGCGGGGCTTGAAAGGCCGGATGTTCGTGATCGTGCATCCCGCCCACCGTTGCATGGTAGGCGGCTGCTTACGCGGCTCGCGCTTGCCCTGTGCGGCGTTTGCCGACATGGGCGTAAAGTTCAGATCACTCAGCTTGATCTCGTCTTCCTTCTGTTGGAGTTCTTCACTCATTCTCAGATTCCTTGACTTTTGCTTGTTCGATTAGGGTTGCTAGGCCCTGGGCGGAACCCCCGGAGACTTCCGAGAGCGCCGAGGCCAGTGCCGCGATGGCACGGGCATACGAGTTCAGTTCGGCAGGAGCAGCGCGATCCATCTCGTCCAGGATCTTCTCGATCTTGCCTTCGATTTTCTTCTTGATGCTCATTTGGGTGGGGTGCTAGGTGTTTTCCAGGGACAAGCCCCCTAGCGTACTTGTGGCAGCACTGGACACAGCAGCGCCCCTGTACATCATGACTAAAAGAACAACCTAGACGGCGGCCCAGGAGTCTCCGTGACCGCCTTCTGCCGTAAAGTCTACAGCACCGAACACGCTAGGTAAAGCATTATTGGCGGCAAATGCCATCGTCTCTGCGTACTCGGGGCCGCGCCCCTTGATGTCGCCCACGATCTCGTCGTGTACGCTCAGGACCGGGCGGAGACCCGCCTCCTCACAGGCAACGAGTCCGTGCTTCATGAGGAAGGCTGCCCCTCCCTGCACTCGCAAGGACACGGCGTTATTCACAGAGCCGCTTCCCCTGTCATAGATTCGGATGGCCCCGTCGACTCCCCGCACGTAACGCTGATGATTGGCCGTATGGGTCACGGCGGTCATCCAGTCGGCAAGGCCCTGGAAGCGGGCCAAGTACGCCTCGCGCCACGCCTTTGCCTCGCTGGGGCGGCAACCGATGGCGATTGCAAGACGGTTCGCTTGCATCCCGTTCAGGATTCCGAAGTTGATCTGCTTGACGGCGAACCGCTCCTCCTTGCGAAGGGTCTCCGGGGTACGGTCGAAAACCTGGCAGGCCGTGTCCGTGTGGAAGTCGCGCCCAGAGCTGAACGCGGCCAGGAGGTTCGCGTCCCCGCTCAGGGCAGCGGCAACGCGCATCTCGACCTGCCCGAAATCGGCCCCGCTCATGTAGCCCGAGGCGCCCGTAAAGCACTCGCGAAATCGGAGGGCCCGTCCCCGTTCGATCTCGCGCGTCGTCTTGTTCTGCTTGGGGATCTGCCCGAGGTTCGGGTTCGCGTGACTGAAGCGGGTCGTGGTCGTGCCCCAGGTACGGATCTGCCCGTGAACCAGTCCGTCGCTCTGGACAAAGTCGGGCAGCCGGTCCACGAAATCGCGCTTCTTCTTGGAGTAGGTCCGATACTCCATGAGAGCCTGGGCGAGGGGATCGCCTTCCGCTGCGAGGGGGCCGACCACCCGCTTGCCGTCCGTGCTGGCCTTGAAGTACCCGCGCTCCTTGTATTTCCAGCGGAACTTGCAGCTCCGCAGTAACTTGTCGAACGCATGGGTGCGGATCTCGTCATCCCACTTCGCCTCGGTTCGCACGTAATCCGTCTGGTCCAGGAGCCAACCGAGGAGTTGCTGGCTGCTGCCGACGTTCCCCTGGAAGCCGAGGGCGCGAATCTTGGCAAGTTCCTCGTCGGCGAGCGGCCCTAGGATGGCCCCAAGGTCGTCGAGCTTGTCGCGCAGGAGCCGGACCCCGCGAACCTCCATGAGGTGCGTGACGTACTCGGTGCGCGTATCGAGGTCCGTGTATAGGTTACTGCTGTTGTAGAGGTTGTCCGCGTGGAGCCGCTTCGTCTTCAGGACATCGTCCTCCAGGTACATGAGGAGGCGCGGGTCCCAGTCATTGAGCCCGTAGCGCAGAGTCCCGATGCGGTTCTGGGAGTCGCCCGACCCCTTCAGTTCGGGAAGGGTCGGCAGTTTCTCGCCCGGAAAAAGGTCGTCGAGACTCTTGCGGCCCGCCGTGTTCTCGCGGTACTTGCCGCCCATCGTGTCGAGCCACGGGACCTTGGGCCTCGCGTTCATGGCATGGATGTCGAACTTGAGGTTGTGCCCGACGAGCGGGGTTTCCTCTAGGGCCTTCAACATCTCGGGCCACTCGGGATGCCCGCAATCCAGGTAGAACATGGCGTCGGCCTCGGAAGGCGCGAGGCCCACGATCCAGGCGCGGTCACGGCTCTGGGGGCCGACCACCTGGAGGCCGTCCGTCTCGGTGTCCAGAACCCAGAGAGGGTCCTGGGGGAGAAGTTGCCGAAGCTGGCGGGCGCTCTGGATGAACTGTCCGCCCTTACCCATGCGATTCGAGCTGGAACTCCCAGTCCACCAGCCACGATACAAGGTTATGGTACTGTGAGAGGTTCAGGACAAACTCCGTGAAGGGCTCCCAGTCGCCCGCAGCATAGCGGCGGCGGACATCTACCACGATGCGGTCCTCATGGATGGTGATGTTGAAGCGGCGCTGGCCGTTCTTGGTGTCGAGGATTAGGTCTTGCACTCTATCGCCTCCAGCGAAGGTAAAGCTCAGTAGGTAAGTGTACATGGTAGCGAGCCCGAGTCAACGCTACGTAGGCCACTTTCAGAAGTTCGGGGTCGCCCTCGTCCAGCTTTTTAAGCATCCCTCTCGACCAGGGCAGCAGGTAGACGCTGTCCGCCTCATGGCCCTTGGCCGAGTGAATGGTCGAGACCGACAGATTGCCCGTCACGCCCGGAACGAGCTTGACATTCTTGAGATTGTTTTCTCGGACGTACTTCTTGCCGAGGTGGCGACTCAGGGACAAGACCATGCCGTTGTCCGGGGGCCGAAACATATCCCAGTGATGAATCAGGGTCGAATGCTGGGCCGTGTACAGGGCCGGGTCATGCCACACGTAGGGCCGCAGTACCTCCGAGGCGGCCTCGGTGGCGGGGGCGCCCACCCGGTAGCCGGGGCTCTGGTACTCGCGCTCGTCGGCCCAGTCCCAGGCGGCGGGCAGTTCTCCCGGCTGGTAGCCCTTGAACGCGCCGAAGATCGCCTGACCCTCGTCGCCGCAAGCCAGCAAGGTTCCCCCCGGCTTAAGAAGGGCAAGCGCGGCGGCCATTTCGAGGCGGCTCGCGTCCTGGGCCTCGTCGTATGCCACGAAGTCGAGAGGGTCGCTCACGAGGGGCGCGCCCTTCCAGAGCCAGCGCACCAGTCCGACCGCGTACTTGCGGCTCTCGGTGGAAGGCGGCTCCCAGACCCAGGCGGGCGGCTCGCCCTCCTCGGGTGTCCAGCCGCCGAGGGCCTGGAGTTCGGGGTCCTTCTTGACCTTGGAGGGCGCAAGATTGACATACTCGTCCAGGGCCAGATCGTCGCTGTCTCGGATGGCGCGGCGCTGGAAGGTGGGAGGGGTCCGACCGCCACTCGCCCGGAGCCCAGTCGCATGGGTGACATGGGGCCACGTGCCGATGTTGCCGTACACGGTTCCGCACCTGTCGGGCGCGAGCCCCTTCGCCAGGAGAGCGGCAGCCGAGTCTTTGCCGTAAGTCAGGACGGCCCAGTTACCTTCCCAGTCCTTGCTCTCGCGGACGAGGCGGGTCGTCTTGCCCGTGCCCGGATACCCTGAGCGGGTAATGAGCCGGACCTCGGGGCGGGCTCGGGTGTGGGCTCTAGAAAGGGAGGCGTCGGTCATCGGTTTTCAGGTCTTCCCAGCGTTCGCGCTCGATTTCGAGGCACTCCTGGCATTCGTCTTCCGGGTACTCAAGGTCGTAGCCGCACTCGGGGCACTCGGGCGGCTTGCACCAAGGGCAGTCTTCGTCGCCACCGTTCGGGTAGCGCACGTAGCTTCGGTAGTTACATTCGTGGCAGCCGTCAGACATCAAACTTCTCCTTAAACTCTTGGCGGGCGGCCTCTTGCTGCCCTGGTTCGTTGACACACAGTACACCACACTCGATGTCAGGTAAAGGGTCGTATCGCCCAGCCTCGGGGTCAAGTTCGTCCAAGAATACCCGCTTTCGCTTACCGTCCCCGGCATAGCTCTTACAGATTGCGACATTAAGTTCGCGCTCAGTCTTTGCCATACGCTCGAAGGCCTCGGGGAAATCGACTCGGATTTTGTTCCAGTACCCCATCTGCCCCTTGACACAGCCAATGCAGTTATTGTTGGTGTACCCAAGTTGGTACATCGCAGGTAACTCGATTCCTGCGGCTAGGATGTCCTGGTAGCAGTCGTCCTTCGTCACCCCTTGATCCGCCAGTACCCACTCGCAATCGATATCCGGGTTCTGGTCCTCAAACCTGTCGATCCGGCCAACCTCATCAGCAGTCAGCCCGAAGATATGTAGATCGCCCGGTCGCTGGTACTTCTTCCGAACATTCTTCTTTAGTTCCGTCGTACAGCGGGCTCCCCCTACACCTACTAGCCAGCCCGTCTTGTGAAACACGTCAAAGATGTCCGTGTACTTTTCGCTCTTGAGGAGCTTGATAGGCTTCCCGACCCAGCCCTCTACGTCGCGTAAGAACCGGGTGTTGTCTGGATGTTCGTAGGCCAGAGTATCGCAGTAAAGAATCTCCGCGTGGGGATACTTAGCGACCGCTCGCTTTGCAGCAACAGCACTGGCGGCACCGCAACTGAACCATACAAGTACTCGGCTTGTCATCTTTTCGCTTGTCGGTGTTCGAGGTCGCGAGCTGCAACCAGTTTCGTGAGAGCGCCGTCCTCCTCGTCGATGGGCGGCTGAATCGGAATGACCCAGGCATGGATGCCGTACTTCTTGCGGAAGCCGATCTCTTCCAGGTATTTCTGGGTCGCGCCGCTGAACTGCTGGGTGAGCCGCTCCATCGCCTTGGTGGGCACATAGAGCGTAAGGTCGCCCTTAGCCAGTTGCAGCCAGGGCTTGTACGGGTCGATGCCCGTGCCGTCCGGCTTCTTGGCTTGGCCGCCCGAGGCAGTTGCCGAGATGAGCCCCGCGTCTGCGGCATCCCGCACACACTGGCGGAGACAGTCCTGGAACTCGTCAACATCGTCGCTCAGGATCTTGGAGTGCTTGGCCTCGGCGCTGAGGCACTGGATGAAAGCATCCCAGTACCGC